TCATCGCCGCCCTCGCGTCCAATCATCGATCCTCGCCCAGACCGCGACGGCAATCCCGCCCAGCGCCACGGCGATGAACACCCAGCGCAATGTGTCGAGATACGGCACCAGCGGTAACACCGCGTCCTGCGCTTCAGCCAGAACGTCCTGCGCAAGCTCGACCCCAGCCGCGCCGACGGTCGCCACGCCAGCAGCCCCGGTGCCGCGCAGCGTCCGGCTCTGGGCCAGCACTTCGCGCGCGGGTGGTGTTTCCTCGACGAACGCCGTTGCCTGGACCGGGAAGCGGCCACCCCAAGACCGCGCTGGGCCCAGATCGATGTGCATGAAGCCCGAGCGGGGATAGTACCCAAAGCCAAGGAACCCCATCGCGCGTGCCGCTTGCTCAAACGCCACGGGGTCGTGGTTCGACATGGCGATGTCGAAGGCGGTGCCCTGCATGTGCCTGGACGCCGGCGCGCCGCCGACGGCGCGGTTATGCTCCGGGCTACGATAGGCCGACAGCACGATCAGCGGCTTGGCGAGCCGATTGCGCAGACGCTGCAGCGCGTCCATCGCTTCCGTGTTGATCTTGAGGGCGCCAGTGCCGCGGCAGGCAATTTCCGCCGGAGAGAAGCTGGGCCAATGCCAGACGGTTTCGCGCACGTCGCGCCAATGGGCATAGGTCAGGGTCGTCATGATGTCCTCCAATTAGACAAAACCCGCCTCTGGGGCGGGTTGGGGTGGGGATTGGGAAAGGGGGCTATGCGTAGCGCTAGGGGCTTGAACCAAAGATCTTGAGCTTGAGGGCGATCCCGGCGAGCAGGCCGAGCATCACGCCGGTGGTGATCATCCGCACGGCCGTCTGCATCGCGGTGCGGCGCACGAGCCGGATGCAATCGAGCAGGGAGCGCAGATCGCGGATGTCGAGGGCGGCTTCTTCGCCGTCGAGGCCGACATTGGCCAGCGCGCGCTGGGCACCGGCCTCGGCGGCGCGCGCCAGCAGGTCCTCGAACTCGGAATCGGGCATACGAACATGGTGCTCGCCAGAGCGGCTTGGTGTCATGGTGGCAAAATCCTGAGAGGTGTTTCGTCGCTTCTGGCCAAACGGGCAATCTGAACTGCGTTCAGGCTAAGGCGACCTTGTCCACAACTGCGGCGTTGTAGGGCCCCGCGAGCGGATCGAGGGCGAAGACCGTGTAGTCAAACCCGATCAGGGCCGGCAGCGAGAACTCTCCGCTACCATCGCTTTGGCCATGAAACAGGTATTTCTGCTCCCCCCGGGCGACAGCGACCACGGGTCGCGAGACCGGCGCGTCGTCTGCGCGCACGATGCCCGACAGGGCGCCATAAAGGGGCGGCGCGCTATCGCCCTCGGTCCCCGTCGAGAAATGCGACAAGTAAGCGGGGAAGCCGGTGCCTGTGCGACCGATTACCGAGAAGCCTGCGTCGTTGGTGCTGGTATAGGTCGTGGTGACATCCCAGAGGGTAGGCTCGGGCTCGCCAATGGGCCAGGCCCTGGCGAAGACGCTGACGGTCCCGGTGCCTTCGACTCTCAGCCGCACGGTGATGGGCCAGCGATTGCGGCCTAGCGCCGCCAGATCGATCGTCTCAAGGGCACCCTCTGCCCCGGTTGTACTCCTGCGGGCGACGACGATCGTGGAGGAATGCGGCGCGACGAAGATGGTGCCATTCGGGGTTTGCGTAAACGTCTCGGGGGAACGGCAGAAGCACCGGCTCGTCTGGTTGTTGAAGGGATGCGCGAAGACGGCGAGGATCTCGTTGGTTTCGCTGGGGGTGTCATCGGCGGTGATGCGGAAACTCGAACCGCCACCGCCGCCGCCTGCACGGCCAAACACCGAATGCAAACCGCAGGGACCAAAGAAGCTCTTGAACCCGCCGCTGGTCAGCAGGGCGAGATCGGCTTCAGTATTGCTGAAGGCGTTGTCAGGTGTGGCCCAGCGCGCCGGGGCCAGCCATTTGAATTGGGCCATGGTGTCAAAACTCCAGAATGAGGGCGTCGCCCGCCGGTGGGGCGAAGGGGGTGTCGGGGAGGATGAGGGTGATGTTGCCCGCGTCGGGTGGTGCGTAGGGCCCCGGAGAAGGCAGCGAGGTCTCGCCGAATTCCAGGGTGATTGCGTCGCTGTCTGGCGGGGTGAAAGGATCCCCGCTGAAGGCGAGGACGATGCTATCTGCCGAGGGGGGCTCATAGTTGTCCGTGGGTGGAGGTCCTGCAGCACCGCGCTGGGCGAGAATTGCCGCGCGCATCAGGAGCAGGCTCATGCCACGCTCCCTGCGAGCGCACCCTGAACAACCCAGGCATCTGCCCCACGCTTGGTGAGAGCGACGCCGGACCAAGGCCCGTCGAGGTCAACCGATCCGGCAATGACGCCATTCAGGGACACGCCCGCCGCAGCCGAGATCGTCGCGACGCCAGAGCCAGTTTGCGTGACGTTGATCAGCGTGCCGATCTCGAAGAGCACGCTGGCCTCCGCGGGGATCGTCACGGTTACGGGAGAAGCCCCAGTTGTCTCGATGATCGTACCAGTGTCGATCAGCTCCAGCACATGCGTCGTGCCCGCAAGGGTTCGGATCGGCACGATGCCGGGGCGCGGCACCGCGGCCCAGGCGCCACCGGCAAAACGAAGCCGGCGCGCCTCATCGGCGATCCAGACTTCCCAGCCCTCCTGTGGGATGAGAAACACCCAATCCTCCGCACCCGGTTCGCCGTCCCAGACTGCGATGGCGTGGGTGTTGGCTGGCGACCCTGCCGGCACGACGGTTATGTCGCCTACATTCCCTGCTAGCGGCAACGGCGTGCTCCGCGAGAGCACAGTTGCCTGCACCAGCACCGAGAGACGGCGCAGGTCTTCGCTGAGGCTGGTGCCCCAATCGCGTTGGCCAGGATCGTAAAAGGCGCGCAGCCCCAATCCCGGCATGATCCGTTCCGGCATGCGTATCCTCGTGCTTGGTCGTCATTGTGGTCTGGGCGGTGGTTCTGGCGTCGGCCGCGCTGGCCGCGCCGACCGAAGTGGCCGCGTCGGCCCTGGCGTTCACGGTGATTGCCGCGATCAGCTGCCCCAGAGAAATCCCCAGCCGCGATCCCAGCCGGCGGCAAAAGGTGCGGTCAGGCGAAACCATCGCGCCTCGCGATCGGTGAGCCAAGCGCCCCCATTGAGCCGGCGCGCCCTGACCGCGACCGCGATCTCAGCCGTGCGCTCCGGTGCGGAGCCCTCGGGAATATCTTCGGAGGAAAGGGTCCAGCTGGTGCTGGCCCCTGCGTCAATGACGACGCCCGCGGGCAGGATGGGCGCATTCGTGTCCGGGTCGATCCAGCGAACCTCGATGACATAGGAGACGCCCGGCTCCGGCCCGATCGAGGCCGCGGTGTGATCGATGATCACCGGGCTCGTTTGCGTGAGCCGGTCCCGATGCGCCCAGGTCAGCGCCAGATCGCCAGCGATCAGAGCGCCCGCGTCCGGCACATTGCTGCCATTGCCCTGCACCCGACCGGGCGGCAGCGGCCGGATGGCACGGCGGTTCAGTGTCACTGTATCTTCCGGCGCCAGTGCGTAAGCCAGCGTGCCACGCCCGGTCTCGGGCAAAAGCCGCATCGCCAAGGTCTCGCCCGCGGCCCAGGAAGTTTCTGTGATCCGCGCGGATTCGTCGAAGAACACGATCGGCGTGCCGGCCGCATGCGCGCGCGGCACGGTATCAAGGCACCCCCGGCCGACGGTTATGGTGGCTTGCGTAATTCCGTCGATGCGCACGAGCTCGCCGTCGATGCTGGCCAGCGTACCAATCCCAACCCCAGTCACGTCGCGCCAGCCCGTGACGGCGAGAGTCCTGTCCTCCGGATTGTCCGACAGATCAGCATCCAATATCGCGGTTGGTGCAAAGGCGACCACGCCCTCCAGCTCAGGACCGGTGCCAGGATCGATCCAGAGCTGAGCAGCCAGCGCGTCGGCACTCGGTCGCTCGCCGGCAGCGACCAGCGCTCCGGCATCGGGATCCTCGGCCAGAAGACGGTCGGCGTCGGAATGCCCGAGCTCACGCACCAACAACCAGTAAGGGGCTTCCTCGACCATGCGATGTGCGAGCGCCCGCGGCGGGGTGGTGATGCCCGGGCGGTGTGGCAGGGTTCCTCCGGCAACGGCGGTGGCGCCCAGCGCGAAGACATCCTCTGCAATCTTGAGCCGGATGCCATTGTCGCGCCCATCCCCCTGGCCGATCTCCGTGAGGCGCATGACCACGTCATCGAGCCCGAGACGCTCCGAGCGCAGCCGGATTACATCACCGGGGCCGAGGTTTGACCCTTCGCGGTTCACGACGATCTCGCCACTCAGGAGCGGGGCGGACAAGGCGCGCAGGTCCCGTTCCGCCACCCGCAGCGCCAGGCTCTGATGGCGGATGCCTGGATAGTCGAGCGTCGTAGCAACCACCTCGCCCATCGCCTGTACCCGGGCCGTATCGGTCACGCTGACCGCTCCGGTCTCATCGGTGCTGGCATCGGTGAAGCGCACCGTCACGCTGTTGAGCAAATCGGTGGGAGCCCGGCGCCCCAACCGGCCCCAATCAACGACGTTGGTCTCATCAAAGAGGGGCAGCGTTGCGGCGGTGTAGTCGGCCCGGATCAGCTTGAGTTCCCAAAGCCCGGTGCGCCGGTCAATGAACAGCGTGGCATCGATATGATCGAGGACGCTGGCGATGAATTCCTCGAGTGAGCTGTCCTGCTGCCAGATCAGCGAGAGCCCGAAGCTCTCGGCATAGAGGGTATCGGCGGCAGTGGTAAAACTCTCGCCGATCTCCACCGCCGGATAGCCCAGCCCCCAATCGCGGTTGGTCAGGCACTCGCGGATGATATGGGCAGGGTTCATGTCCGGCCCGGAGCCAAAGGCCCCGCGCAGGGAGGCAACCAGCGCCTGGGCGTCACCGGGCGGGATTATCGGCACGCCATCGACGAGGGTGTTATCGATGCGCGCGGTCCAGCTCGTGTCCGAAAGTGCGATGTTGAAGCCAAAGATATCGGTCGGGGGCAGGGTGGCGATCATCGCCTCCGCAGCATCGACCGAGGAGGCGGGTTCTGGAAACCCGTCGGTGACGAAGATCGCGATCCGCCGCTTGGAACCGCTGCCGGCGAAGAAACCCGCGGCTTCGGCAAAGGCAGTATCAAACCTTGTGCCGCCAAAACTGGCGATCGGCAGCGCCAGCAGCCAGGTGTTGAGCGTCGAATAATCGTCGGCCGTCACATCGCGGTGCTCGATCCCTCCGGCCACGGCCTCGTTCCAGAGCACGATGCGGATGTCGTTGGGCCGGTCGGGATCGACGCTGGCCCCGATCTCGCGGATCAACGCGGCGACGCCGGCCTTTTGCGCGGCCATGCGCGTGCCTGACATCGAGCCCGAGGTGTCGAGCGCGATGTAGATCGCAGCATCCGAGATGCTGGCCTCCGGAACGATGGCGGCCTTCTCGGGGTACCATTGCTGGGCACCCGCTTCACCCGCCAGAACGCGGGTCACGCGGATCGCCCAGGGCTTCAGGTAGGGGTTGATGCCGAGATAGACCTGCCGCAGGACGAGACTGCAGAGCCCGCGATAGGCGGGGACATCCGCGCCCTGTTGTGCGGTGAGATAGTCGTTCGGTCCCTGGTTGGGGGCGCCCATCAGCACATCGATGTCTCCGACGATGCCGCCCTCGCGGGTTTCGCCGCCAAAGAGCTCGGGCGCGTCGATGCGGATGCGCCCGCCACCTGCGCCCGCGTTGCTGGCGGGGTTTGCCGCGAGCCGGGTTTCGACCGATTGCGCGGGGAAGGCTAGGGTGGCGGGCAGCACGGACCAGGACGTCGTCTCTGTCGTCGCATCGAATGCCACGCTGTGCAGGGTGATCGTCTCGCTGGTGCCATTTGCAAGTTGCAAACGATACGACTGTCCAACGCGCACGCCTGCCAGCGTGCCGGGAAAGATGATCGTCGCATCGCCATCGCCGAAGGGCGCAGAGGTGGCCGACATGGCGGCGACGAAGCCAAGGCGTTTCTCCACCGCGGCACCGCCACCGCTTGCCTCGCTGCCGGTCGTCACCGACCAGGCGGTTCGGCGATCGACCAGAATCTCGCGGATGGCATCGACCGGGCCGTGGCAGAGGGCGAGATGCGCGCCCAGGGAATACCGATAGCCGACGGTCTGGGACTTGCTACTGCCCATCGCCGGCCTCCAGGGTTGCGGAAACCGAGGCCAATGACGGTGCTGGTTTGCGTGTCTCTGCCAGTCCCAAGGCCAGCGCTTTCGTCTCGCGCGTCATGGCCACCGCGATCACCGGATCGACCAGTGCATCGCCTGTGGCGCAGAGCCTCTCGGCCTCGATGCCGGTCTCCAGAAATTCCTGCCAATCAAGCCCGTGGCGGCGAAACCATGGCCGCACACCGGCGAGGCAGTAGCGTGCGGCGCGCAGGTCCTGGATCGTCACGCGGAGGGTGGGCGCGCTGGTCTGATCTGAGCTCCTCACTTCTTGCCGCCTTTCTTCTTGATAGGGTCGACCAGCAGATCACCGGCCCAGACAACATTGGGGCCGGTGATCAGCACGGTGCCGAACACGACCGGGATCGGTCGGCCTTCTTCGGCAGTGGGCAGCGAGAAGTCGTCGAGCCCCGCCGCTTGCGGCTGCTCAGTCTTGGGGCGGGGGTTCAGTGCATAGGAAATAGCGGAAAGCACGAGCCCGAGAACGAGCCGCGCGATGAAGGTCCAGACCATGAGAGTGTGCCGTTTGCCGGGATGCGCTGCGCGCGTCAGAGGATGGAGCCGCCGCCGAAGGGATTGCGGCCCGGGATCTCGGGAAATCCGCCGAAGTTGAGCAGATTGCCGAACTTGGCCGCACAGGTTGCCGCGCGCAGATCGCAACCCGGAGCGATGTCGACGAGTACGGGCAGTGGGTCGCCGGTGACCGGGTCGAGACCTGGTGCAGCCACTGCCGCGGCGATTTCCGGGATCGGTCGCGACAGTATCAGTTGCGCCCCGACATGGTCGATGATGAAGCCCAGTTGCGCGCCAAAGCGCAGCACCCCGCCGCGGTACCAGCCGTCTGGCCGTTCCGCCGCCTCAGTCACGGTCACGGTGCTACCACTCGCGCTCAGTACGGTTCCGGTCTGCCAATGCCCCGCGATGTCCAACCCGCAGCCGCGCCCGTAGAGGGCATGCCGGCAGAGCCGCTGGTACTTCGCCCGCACGCCCGCCCGGCGCAGCGTGCTGAACACGCTTTCGCAGGTCAGCAGGATCCGCTGTCCCTCAACCGACGCGCCGACCACCCGGCCTTTCCAATGCGCAACCGTTTCGCCCAGCACCTGCTCATGGCCTCGGAAGATGGTCAGCGTAACCGGGGTGTTTCCAAGCGGTGCCAGGAACCGTCGCGCGAACAGGTGCGACAGTGACCAGGTCAGTTCCAGCTGCCCGCGCTCGATCTCACTCGTTTGCACGACATCGCCGTGCGCGATGGCTGTGGGCTCCCAGGTGATCTGTGTCCCGCTCACGTCCGTGCTGATCAAGACGGCGGCCCGGCTGGTGAAGCGCCAGATCTGGGCGCCTTCGGCGAATTGGTAGAGAAAGTACGGGCGGCCATCGGCGGTGGAGGATTCGGCGAGGGCGTAGGTCATGGGGGGATTCACGGGTTCACGGGGATATAATGCTCGATGTCAGTCGAACCGTGATGAAATCTTATTATTTTCCGCCAATCTGCCGATCAAGCGTTTGAAATACCGCAATATGCCGAAAGCATTGTGACCGGTGGCATTGGGCGGATCAGCTGCTGGCGAAGGGTTTGGGGACGATGCTTCTCCCGGCAGAAGACTTCCCATGCCGGAAGGTCGCCACTCTCGAAAATGCCGTCAAGCGTCACACGTCCAGAAGCCGCGAAACCGTGCCTCGGGGCCGGGATCGAGACGGAAGGTCAACTCGCTGTCCGACCGCAGGGCGTCTATGGTTGCGACGCTCATCTCGATGCCTTCGACCCCGTAGCGCCCGTCGGCCACCGCGGGAAGCGTCAGCAGGACACCGTTCAGCAAGGTGACCGCAACGGAGCCGTCCCGCGCGGCAATGAGCACAGGCTCTTCGCTGCGAGTGCGCCGGAACGCACAGGTCGCACCCTCAGGCAGCAGACCTTCGGCCTGACCTTGGGTCAGCGGCGCGGGGTCGAGCGTCGACAGCAGTGTGTTCGACAGCGCGTCCTGCAGGCCACCGACACGCGGGGGCGGATCGCGATAGATGTCGGTTGCCATGTTTCCTGACTCAAGATCGGCGATCATTGCCCGCATCTCACTGATCTCCTTGTTCTGGGCGGCTATGATGCCATCGGCCAGTGCCCGCACGCGCGCATCTTCGATGTGCGCGCGCCCAGAGGTCATTATGGCGATCGAGTGATGCGGAATCATTGCCCTTAAGTAACTGAGACCATTCACGGTAGCCTGACTGCGCACCAGCCACAAAGCACCTGCAAAGACCACGACCGAGCCCGTGAAAATTGCGATGTTGATGGTACGACTTGGGTACATCGACGCCATGAAGGCCAACATAACGAAGGCCATAGCGGCGCCCATGACGACGGACATCCACGCCCTCGTCTCGCTGAAAAAGACGTGTTCGACCGCAAAAGTGTTGAGATACATGAGTCCGAACATCACAAGGGTCGAGACCACGATCATCAAGGTGAAGCGTTTGTATGTCATGGTAACCTCCGGTTTGCTTACGAAACAACAACATTCCAGCGCTGGAAGGTTCCCGGAAAAATTCGACTCTGCGCTTCTCAGGGCTGACTTCGGGTTGGTCTGACCGTTTATGCTCGGGCCCAGTCGAGCGGAAGCAATCCAGCACCATGTTGATATCGTCCCTGCGTATGATCCTTGCGGATCATAGCTTTGCGTTCAGACGAGCACATCACTTCAGCTCTAGTGACAAAAAATAGTTTCGACCGGCAACTTCGCGATCTTGGCATGGAGTTCTTTGACTTCTACCTTTTTTGCCTTGTCAGAAAAAAACCCGTTGGGCCGTCAATCGCCTGCCAATTCTATGCCGTCACCTGCGTTGGGTGGATCTTGTGGTTGGCGCAAGCACTTGCACCATCTTGTCTTCACGCAACGCCGCGAGCGCTACAGTGGCTTTGAACTTGACCGAAAAACCGCGTCTCGTGGTCATAGGTGTATCCCGTCAAAAGCGTTGGATAAAGGTAGGCTCCAGACCCATTGATTTCAGGCGTTTGGCGTGATTCAGGCTCCGCAAGGAGACCTGATCGATGAGCAATCTTTACTGGCTGACGGACGCCCAAATGGAGCGCCTGAAGCCGTTCTTTCCCAAGAGCCATGGCAAGCCCCGCGTCGATGATCGTCGCGTCCTCAGCGGCATAATCTTCATCAATCGCAATGGGTTGCGGTGGTGCGACGCGCCGAAGGAATACGGGCCCGCCAAGACCCTTTACAACCGATGGAAACGCTGGAGCGACAATGGCGTCTTCGCCAGGATCATGGTCGGCCTGGCCGCCGAGAGCGCCGAGCACAAGACGATCATGATCGACGCGACCTATCTCAAGGCGCACCGCACGGCATCAAGCCTTGGGGTGAAAAAGGGGGGCGCGGGCGCCAGATCGGGCGCACCAAAGGCGGCATGAACACCAAGTTGCACGCCGTTGCCGATGCCAAGGGGCGCCCGATCAGGTTCTTCATGTCCGCCGGGCCGATCAGTGATTACACCGGCGCGGCGGCGCTGCTGGGCAGTCTGCCGAAGGCAGGGTGGTTGCTGGGAGATCGGGGCTATGATGCCGATTGGTTCAGAGAAGCATTGAAAGACAAGGGGATAAAGGTCTGCATCCCCGGCCGAAAGTCTCGCAAGACGGCGGTCAAATACGACAAGAGGCGCGACAAACGGCGCAACCGCATTGAGATCATGTTCGGGCGGTTGAAGGATTGGAGGCGTGTCGCCACCCGATACGACCGCTGTCCTCAGACCTTCTTCTCTGCCATCCTCCTCGCCGCAATCGTACTGTTCTGGCTATGATCCACAACGAGATGCCGTAACGGGGCCTGCGTCGCGACCCGCCCGTTACCGTTGCAAAATAGAGGGCAAGCTGGCGCCATACCCCTATCAGATCCAAAGGGAGGACTGCGGGATGAAGCTGTTTGTCGGGCTGGATGTGTCGCTGGAGAAGACCGCGATCTGCGTGATCAGCGAGCATGGGAAGATCGTGAAGGAAGCGCAGGTGGCCAGTGAGCCCGAAGCATTGTTGCGCTGGATCGGCGATCAGGATGGCGCGATTGCTGCCATCGGACTTGAGGCTGGCCCCCTGTCGCAGTGGCTGCATCGCGGTTTGTCAGAGGCGGGACAGCCTGTCGTGCTGATGGAAACCCGGCAGGTGAAGGGCGCTCTGAAAGCCATGCCGATCAAGACGGACCGTCGTGATGCTGAAGGTATCGCGCGTCTGTTGCACCTCGGCTGGTTCCGGCCGGTTCATTGCAAATCGATGTCTGCACAAGAGGTCCGCGCTGTGCTCAGCGCTCGTAAGGCCGTGCAACAAGGGTTCATCACGCTGGAAATGTCCCTGCGCGGGCTGTTGCGGAACTTCGGCCTCAAGGTTGGCGCGATATCCCGTGGCCGGTTCGAAGAACGTATCCGCGAACTGGCGGCGGGCAATCCGATGCTGGAAGCTGCAACCGAACCCATGCTCCGCGCGCGTTCCGCGCTGCGGCGGGAACTGGCAGGCCTTGAACGCCATGTCCGCCAACTCGCCCATGAGGATCCCGTCTGTCTGCGCCTCATGTCGATGCCCGGCATTGGCGCGGTCGTGTCACTGACCTATCGATCCGCTGTCGATGACCCGGCCCGGTTCACCTCCTCGAAGAAGGTCGGGCCGTGGGTCGGCCTGACGCCCTCTCGCAACCAGTCGGGCGAGCGCGATATCTCGGGCGGGATCACCAAGGCGGGCGACGTCAACCTTCGGCGCGCGCTGTGTCAGGCTGCCACCGTCATGATGCATCGCGGGCGGGCGACTTGGCTGCGAACATGGGCAGCGAAACTCGCGCGCCGTCGTGGCGCCAAGCGCGCGGTGGTTGCCCTGGCGCGGCGCATCGCCGTGATACTGCACCGGATGTGGAAAGATGACACGGACTTCCGCGTCGATGTTCCGGCGCCTCATGCCAGCTGAAGACACAGATTCCAGACTGCTGCCCGCCTGATCGCGGGCCTTCGAGGTCCCCACGGGACGCGGTTCCGGTGATGCCGTGCTCAGGACTGATGCCGATAGCATCGAGCACGCCAATGAGATGGGCACATCGGAATTGCATTGAACCAGCATCATGTTGGCGGCCATCGCGCCGACCACGGACCGAAGCATGCACCCGGGTCGATCTCAGGCGAAGGCTGCCAAACAGGGAAGCAGATCACTTGTTTAAAGGAGAAAACCGCGGTCCGGCGGCGCATCCCGCATGCGCAAAACCGCTTGACTGGGACGGACCCGTTACCGAAGTCCTGAGCCTAGCGTCCGAGACCTCTGGCAGAAATGTTCCGATCCGGAAATGCAGCCCTTTGTGCCCCGAACCCTCGTAGAACATCGCAGGCATTTCCGCGTCGTGGCTGCAGACAGTGCCGCACCCGCCGTCACTCCCCCACCTCGACCATTGGCAAGGTCAGCTCGCTGGCCACCGCCCCATGCTGGATCTCCACCCGATCCGCGTCCAGCCGCACGCAGGTCAGGAAATGCACTTTGGTCCCATGCGGCACCGCTTCGCCGAGGTTCGAGCTGAGCGTCAACCTGTGCTCGGCACCGTCTTCAGCCGCAGCGATGATCGAGCGAAACCGCAGGCCCCCCGGCATCTCCAGCATTATCCTGCGCCCGACATACGAGGCGATCGGCGCAACCGGTGCGACCGATGCGATCGGTGCGACGCGCATGAGGACCGATCCCGAGGTCATGGCGGCGCGAAGCTGCAACTCGTGGCCCCAAGTCGGCAACCAGAAACTCGCCTGGCGGCCGTGCAGACTGTAGAGCCACCGGCGCAGCGCCCAGCGCGCCGTCGTGCCCTGTGCCTTCAGCGTGATGGCCTCACCGCGCTCGAAGACATCGCGGAGCGGCTCCACCACAACGGGGCCAAAACCGTTGTCGACATACTCGACTGCGCGCCGCAGGCTGGCGGTCAGCGGACGCCGCACAAGGCTCGGATCGGTCTGCACCGGGCGGCCGAGGTAGCTCGGCAATACCGGCGCGGTCAGATCGGGCGCATCCCGCAGCAGGAAACTCGCGGTTACGGTTCCGTCTCCCTGCCGGCGGCGAGCAATCTCGACCGCCGAGGTCAGCACGCCCGCGCGGATCGGTGCAACCGTGATCCGTCCTGCAGCGATCGACAGGCCGGGCAGCGGCAGGCCCGCCAGCGGCAAAATCAACGGCTCCGCCAGCATCAACCGATCCGACTGAACCGTGTCGATCGCCACCGGAACCACCTCGCCCCCATCCAACGCCACGGCCACCAAACCCCCGCCGCGGAAGTCAGACACAGAGGTGTCGAGCAGGATCTCCGTCGCCCCTTGATCCATATCCACCACCGGCTGCACCGCCATGTGCCAGAGAGGCACGTTGCATTCCCCGGCAAACCCAGCCCGCGCCAGTTCCGCGACGCGCGCCATGCCCAGCGCATCCAGCCGATGCCGGACGGTGATAATCTCGCGGGGCAAGGCCCTCAGCGCAATCCGCTGCTCGCCCGCGCGCGCCTGCAGCACGTCGGTGCGCCATTCGAGCACCTCGCTGATCTCTTGCGCTGCAGGGAAGGGCCAGAGCAGCGGCTGACCACCATCGTCAGGCATTGAGCGCACCCCTGTTGCGGCGGATCACATTGAGGATCGCCCGCTCGCCTGAGGGCGTGGCGAGATAGTCCCCGACCACCGAGGGGTCGAGCACATTGATGATCCGGGTCGACGGGGCCGCCGCTGGAGCCGTGGCATCGCCGTTCATCTCAACCCCGAGCCGCCCGCCGCGGCCGCGCCGCAGGGGCAGAATGGCCTCGGGCCCGGCCTCGCCCATCAGCCCGATGCCGCGCGCGAAGGGAAACACCGTCGGCCGGTTGACCACGCCGCCTCGGGCGAAGGCGGTGAGTTGCTGACCGCCCGCAAAGACGCCACCCCGGGCAAAGCCGAAGAGGCTGGCAAAGAAGCCACCGCCCCCGCCACCCCCACCGGACAAAGCGCGCATCAGCGCATTCTCGATCGGCTGGAAGGCCAGCTCGATCAGCCGAGTGGCGAGGTTCTGGGCAATGCGCGAGATGGCGCTGGCAAAGGTTTCCCAGGTGAACTCACCCGACTTCAGCGCGTCCTTGATTGGCCCGAGGATATCCTGCGCGAGGCCCTGGGCGATCTCGCGCGATCGCTCTTGTGCTGCCCCCACTGCCTCGGCGGTAGCCTCCCAGGCGCCCCGCGCTGTGTCAGCCGCCTCGCGCAGGGCCTGACCGGCCCCACGACCGGCACCGCCGGCGCGCCCCGCAGCTTCGCCCGCAGAATCGAGCGTCTGCTCCAACCCTGCTGCTGCAGTTTGCGCCCCGTTCAACCCGGCCTCGGCCTCGACGCCAGAGACGGCGACGGCCTCGCGCAGCGCGGCGATGGATTTAAGCGGGGCAGTGGCCGCCCCAACCACACCGGCCAGGGTCTCACGCAGAGCGTCGGCTTCCGCTCGGGCCTCGCTGACATACTGGCCCAATCCCAAATCGGGCAGCGCAATTGGGTCGGCAGCGAAGGCTGCCTGAAACGCTGCGCGCGCCTCGGTCCCCGCTTGCGCGGCAGAGTCCGCAAACGGATTCTCGACCCGGCCAAGCTCCAGAGTGCCGATGAGCGAGATCCGCCGCTCGATACCCAGGGCCTCGAGACCGGTGTTGATGCCCTCCAGGAACCCGTTGATCCGCTGCCCAACACCGTTGAGCATGGCCTCGACACCCGCGATCAGCGCGTTCGCCGCCTGGAAGGCAAAGTCACCAATGACGCCGGGCAAGGCGCCCCAGAGCACCTGAACCGCGCTGAACGCCCCCTCGAACGTGTTGAGGACGCCATTGCCGAAGTTCACCACGGCTTCCAGAGACGCCTGCAACGCCTCGGCAATCGCGGCCTTGATCCCAGCCCAGCTTGCCATGACCTGCAGACCCATGGCGGTGGCGCCAAGCTGTATCCGCTCCCACACTTCCCGGGCCAAATCGCCGAGAAGCGTGAGCGCATTCCCAAAGCCGCCCGCTCCGCGCACCAACCGCCCGAACCAGAGGATCAGCTCGCCCGCGGCAACGATCAGCCCGACAATCGGCAGGCGCAGCAGCGCGCCGCGCAACACGACCAGTGCCATGGCCAGCCCGCGCACCGAAACCGCCGCGGCCAGTTTCGCCGCGACAAACCGCCCAGCCATCAGGGTGGCGATCCCCGTCGCATAGGCGCTCAGCCGTCCGAGGTTCTCAAAAAGCCCCCGGATCGCGATGCCCAACGGCCCGGTGGTCCGCGCCACTGTTGCCATGGCATTGGCCACAGCTTCCAGCGCGGGGGCGGCAGCGACGGCCAGCTGGTTCGACAGACCCCGCCAGATCAGCCCCAGCCGTGAGATCGCGTCATTGGTCCGCTCGATCTGCTCGGCATCCTGCTCGGAGACCACGACGCCGAAGTCTCGCACATCCTGCGTCGCCTGGCGCAGCGTGGCGGTATCGATCCGCGCCATAGCGATCGAGCCTTCCTCGCCGAAGAGCTGACCGGCGACGGCCGCGCGCTCGGCGACCGGCACAAACTCCGCAATAGCCGCATTAATCGCGCCGACGCGCTCATCGAGCGGCAGGGCCATCAATCCGCTGGCCGTGAGGCCAAGCCGCTCCAGCGCATCAGCCGCGGGTCCTGTCCCAGCCGCGGCCTGGCTCAGCCGCCGGGTCAGATCCTTCGTCGCCTGTTCGATACCGGACATCGACACGCCTGCCAGTTCGCCGGCGCGCTCCAGCGTCTGGATGGAGGCAACCGTGGTGCCGAGCGACTGGGCGAGCTTTGCCTGCGCATCGACGGTTTGAAGTCCGGAGCGGATCATCGCCCCGCCGGTCGCTGCGGCAGCGGCGACGGCCGCAGCCGCCACCAACCGCACGCGCCGCGAGAAGGCGGCCAGCCGGGCGTTGGCGGATTCCATCTCGCGCCCCAGACGACCAAAGCCGCGCGAGCCGGCCTCGCCGACGCCTTCCAGCTCCGCGCGAACCTGGCGCCCGCCGACGGCAGAGAGGCGGACGGAAACGCGTTTCTCGCTCATCGGTCAGAATCCCTGCTGTCTTCCATTTGTTCGTTGAGTTTGCGCGCCATCACCGCTTCAAGAACGGGGAGGAATTCGGCGGCGGCACGGCGATCAACGCCCAGCGCTTCGGCCATGGCGAGGGCTGCATTCATATCCCACCCCAGCACCACCCCGGGCAGAGCGCGGATCTGACCCCCGAGGCGGTCAGCCAGATCCCAGACCTGCCAGCCTTCCCAGGTCTGGGGGGCGTTCAGGATTTGCGGGCAGTCTTTGCACGTGGCGCCGCGGGGCTCGCAGCCCTCGCAGGGCCCGCCGCCCTCGCATGGTTCGCAGGGCTGACAGGCGGCGCAATAGCGATCGCCCCCGCCGTAGACCCAGTCGGCGAGGGCGCGGAGGCGTTTTTTTCTGCGTCCAGCTCCAGCCCCTTGGCGACATAGGCCAGCTGGAAACGCTCGAAGATCGGCCAGATGTCGAGAAGAGCAGCAATCCCCTCCGGGCTCACAGGTACCGGCACGCCTTCCGCGTCACCCACACCTTCCCAGTCGGTGATCGCGCGCTCGGCCAGTGCCTTGCCAAAGATCACCGCGATCTCGTCGTCGCTGGTGCCCTCGGGCAGGGTGCGCACAGCGGGGTCGCTGCGACTGGCGACCATCAGCGCGGTGGTTAGGGGCTCGACACGGACGCGCACGCCGAGGCCAAGATCGAGCCACCCGGGCTCGCGGGCGAGGTTAAGACGCAGCATGCTCAGTATTCCTCAACAGAGTTGATGAGAGTGACGGTGGCCATCCGGCCCAGCGTAGCGTCGCGCGCGGCCTGCCAGTCGAAGGTGGCTTGCACGCCCTGTGGCCCGGAGATCTCGATGCGCGGGCGGGGCAGGTAAACCGCGTGGGCGGTGAGCGTCAGGCTGTCGCCGGAGGGCAGGATGTAGCCAAAGGTCAACTCGCAGGGATCGCCGCTGATCGCCTGGTCGACCAGCACCTGGTCGGCAAAGCGCACTTCAATCCGACCGGTAAGAGCAGCAATCGAGGGGTCCGCGCCGTCGATGCGCCCGTCCGAACGGATGGTCTCCACCCGGTCAAGACTGTTGGCATAGGTGATCTCGGCCGACACGATGTTGCCGAGGGGGTTGCCGTCGCGGGTGATCGCGCCGTTGAAATGCCCGAACCGCTGCAGGCCGAGATCGGCCAGCGTGCCCGCGGCAGAACTTGTTGCTACGCTCTCGCCCTGCGCGACCAGGCTTGCCGTTGCGGTCAGCAGGCCAGAGCGCTGCATCTGCCAGCTGAGCGTGTCGAGCACGCAGCCAGAATAGAGCGCATAGCGTGGCACCTCGGGCATGCCGGTCTCGATCGACAGGGACGGCAGGGTCCAGCCGCCGGTGCGGAACTCGTGGGTGAAGGGCCCCGGTGCGATGCCTGTGGTGGCCGGCTGCCCGAACGCCGCCTTCAACCAGAAGCCAAAGGCCTGGGCGTCGATGGGCACGACGACGTTGCCATCGACCGTCACCGCATCCTTGATCGGCGGAAGCGGGTCGCGGCCGTAACCCAGCAACTCGCTGTTCAGCAGCGGCTGCTCGGCCCCCAGCGTCGCACTGGCAAACGGCATCCGTGTAAAGCCGCTCACCGGCGGGGTGCCATAGGTCGTCTCGAACGCAAGCGCCATCTGCGCCCGCGCCCCCTGGGCTCGTGCCATTGGAATTTCCTCAGTTCGTTGGAGCGTGTCAGGCCAGCGGATCGGCCGTGGAATAATGGAGCAAGACCGGGATCACGGCAGCCTTGAGGGCCGCCGCGCCCTCGACGGGCAGATCGACCGGGCGGGGTGCTTCCGCCTCGACCCAGTCGCACAGGCCACCCAGCGTGCGGTCGGCCGAGAGAGCCACGCCGATGCCCGCGCAAAGTGTGCTGAAGGCCGCGTCGCGCGCAGCACCCTGCACGACCGCCTCGATCTCGGCGCGGTGCTGGTAGTGATACCGCAAGGGCGAAAGCGTCACGCCGGGATCGCCCGGATCGCCATCGCGCAGGATCAGAAGACCGGCGGGTGGGACACGCTCGGGCAGGATATCGCCGCGCAGGACGGTGGCGGACGACGCCTGTAGCAGGGCGTGCAGCGCGGTCAGTATGGTTTCGCGGGAGGGCATTGTCTGTTCCAACAGGGAGGGGCTGGCCGAGGTTACGGGAGTATTTTTGCCCGTTCGTCATGCTGCGGCCTGCTGCACCGCTCGCGCTCCGATACGCTGAACCGGCAACCTGAGAGGTTTTGCCAAGGATTCTGACCGAGCAGACTTGGTGACATTGGTCGCGCAGTCAGGAACGACTGTTCTTGACCACGATGTTAAAGGTAGGGGTTATTATCCGAGGACAGCCATTGAAGAAAAACGCAGCGACGGCCGGCTCAGAGCCCAAACCCACCGACTTGATGTGTCGAAGCGATTTCTGACTTTAGTGCTTTCGCCGAAGAGCAAGCTCTCGATATAGCGCAGGTTGCGAAACTCCAATCGCGTTTGCGACCCGAATCCATTCGCCCTTCGCTGGCTCACTGTAAAGGTCTAGCCATGCGTCCAGCCTGTCTGCCACGCGACGCAGCCGCAGTATTTCGATACGTGCCCTTTGGCTCTGAATCTCGCGGGCATTGGCATTGATCAGAGCAAGAGCTGAATCTGGCGATTCTCGGAGTGACGCTAGGAAAGCCGAGCGGGGCATGCATGCGATGACAGCCCGTTCCCGGACGACCGCATCGCAGTGGTAGGCGTCCGCGAATATCGAGGCTTCCGCAAGCATCATGCCAGCTGATGCAATATGCAGCGTCAGCGTGGTGCCGTCTGCCAACGGTCGCTCCAAGGCAATCTGTCCTGACCGCACAAGATAAATTGACCGCACGGGATCTTCTCGCCGGAACAGTGTTGCGCCTTCATCAATGCTGCGCACCGGGGCGCCATCAAAGGATTGCTGCCAACTCGACATGATAGAAATCATACTTGGTTTTGTTGGCAGGTCATAGGGTCAACCTGAAAACACATTTCGGAGATTCCAATGCGATTTGAGACTGCCATTGCCCTGACCATTCTTGTTGGCACAGCCACCACTGGCTTTGCTCAGACGAGCCAGATGGGTCACTCGCCTACAATGGATCACAACGCGCATATGCAGAGCGCGACACCGGGCGGCTCGGTGCTGACCGAACCGGGGCAGGGTGCGTTCGCCGCTTTGTCCGAGATCGTGAGCGTTCTTGAAGCCGATCCCCAGACTGACTGGTCACGGGTCGATCTGGGCGCCTTGCGCTATCATCTGGTCGATATGGATCGCCTGATTAGCGGCACGGTGGTGGAAGAAACCGAATTGCAAGACGGCCTTCGCGCCGTCGCCACCGGTGACCCGGATACACTGGCGACCCTTCACCGGATGGTGCCTGCCCATGCGGCACAACTGGCAACTGATAGCCGTTGGATCGTCGCTGTTTCCGAGGACGATGTGAGCGTTACGCTGAGCGTCACAAGTGAAGATTCCTCCGTCGCAGCGCGGATTCAGGGACTGGGCTTTTTCGGTCTGATGGCGAGCCAAGATCATCACCGAGCACATCATATGATGATAGCACGCGGAGAAGATCCCCACCGCCCCTAGTAAGGCCCTGAACGCGACCGAACCGCGCGATGATCGAAAGCCGACCTTATAGCGAAAAGAGGCAAACTGCCGCAACAGACTGCGCCGTTGTTTTTCAACCCAGCCGCCCCTCCACCCACCTCGCCACGATCAACCCCGGCACGGCCTCATGCGCCCTCGCGGCCTCCCTCGCAAGATCCAGCCGCTTGCTCAGCTTGACCTGCGGTACCAGCAGGAAGATCGGCACGGTGGTCAGCCCGCGCCCGGTCTTTGACCGCGACGCCACGGCGCGGCCCTTGGTGTTCAGCCGTCCTTCGGCCACCAGCAGACTTGGCCCCGTCCGCCGATAGATAAAGCGCAGGCGCAGCCCGGTGCGGCGCTCCCATTCTCCGGGCGTGATCCGACCCCCACGGCTGGACTTGCCCGCCGCAGGGGTCGGAATCGCCAGCCAGAACCCGGTCCTGGAACGGATTAGCGGGCCGGTGTCGTGCGCGCCGATGATCACCGGGGCTTTGGACCAGACGAGGGCCGCTGCCTCGAGGCTGTCACCTGATCTCGGGAAGGTCTGGTTGCGGATCGAGTTGCCAAGGCGCTGGCCCAGACCCGCGCCGGTGATCTGCGTTCGCCACGCGCCCTTGAGCCCGCTACCCGCCTCGCGCATCGCGACGGTCACGGCGCGCTCGCCCGCCGCCACCTCGGCCGCCATCATGGCGACAATGTCAGGGTCGATGTCGAGCTTCAGTCTCATCACCATTACGCCGGCCTCAGATCTACCGTCCAGACCAGCCGCTCGCGATCGCGCACCGGCTCGCCCTGGATCAGAAACCCCTCGCCATCGATCTCTATTCGATCGCCGGGGCGCGGGTTCGGAACCTCGGCCACACGCAGGTCCACCCGGGTCGTTTCCGACCAGAGCCGCGCCTCGCCAAAGCCGGTGATCTCATCCGCGCGGCGCATGACGACGCGGACGAGGACCGGCGCTCCGCCCTCCGCGATGTAGACCGCGTCACGCGCGATATTGGGATCGGCGAAGAGATTGTCGATCACGGCGACAAAGACGGACATCATCGGTTACCGTCAGTTCGAGCTGTGCAGACGGATCGCCAGCCGCGGGCGTTTGTTGACCGGCAGGATCGAAGCCTCGGTCATCAGATCGATCCAGCGGCCCTTGGCGTCGATCATCTGGCGGGCATAGAGCGGCAGGCCGATGGTATTGGCGGTTTCCAGCAGGTTTGCCGGCCCACCATAGGTGGTGAAGGTATCAAACGTGCCCATCGGGAAAGCGATGCCCTCGCCGTTCGGGATCAGCCGTTCCGAGGTGCCGTTTGAGAGCGTGACCGAGCCGTTGTATTCCTCGAACAGGATGCCCGCGAAGGGGAAGGCGCGGCGCATGTCGTCGCGCAGCGGCTGGCCGCCAGTGGCCGAGAAGAACTTGTAGGCGTCCTCGGTCTTGGGGTGGCTGATCAGCTTGTCGAAGAACTCGGAGCTGACCAGGGCATGAGCCGTGGTCATCGTCTCGCCCATGAGGTTGTCCTCGATCGCGCGCAGTGTCGTGCGAACTTTGCCCTGGACGTTGGTGGTCGCGGTGCCAAAGACAAAGTCGACTTCGATCTGCGCCAGCCCGAACTCTGTGAAGTAGTTGTAAAGCGTGGTGCCCGCGCCGTCCTTCACGATGCCGCGCAGCGCGTTCATCTCCATGTACTCGCGGGTCTGGGCATGCTTGCGGCGCATCAGCGTGAGCTTGCGGTTCATCACCTCGACCAGCGGGTCGGCGGCGTCGGACACGCCCAGCGCCGGCATGCCCTGAATATCGGCGGGCAGGATCACGTCATCATGCGGGATCCAGGGCAGCGCGAAGCTGCGCATGGAGCGGGCCTCACGATTGCCGACAGTCGCAGGAGCACCGAGCGGCACCGAGGGCAGCAGGCTCAGCACGCCTTCGCGCTGCTCGATGACGATGGACCGCTGGGAAACCCCCTCGAAGCGAAAGAGGCCAAGCTGGCCGAGGCGCGTATAGAGGTTGGGCAGGATGTTGATGGCCTGCGTCATCTCGGCAAGCGAATAGCCGCCCGCGTCGAACGGGTTGCGGGTGATGGTCATGGGGAACTCCGGGGAAAGTGGGAAGTCAGAAGGACGTCGAGCGGGTAGACCTGACGCTGATCACCGCTGTCTGCGTCGTGAGAACCGCTCAGGCGGTGTCGCGCGGGATGATGCCCAGCGCGGTCAATTGCCCGACCTTCACCGCGATCTTGGCCGGGTCATCGACACTGGAATCAAAAGCCAAGGCCGCGCGCGAGACGATGGCGGGGCCTCGAGCCAGCAGGAGGCCGATGGCATCGCTGAGCGTGGCGTCGACGGCATAGAGCAGGACGCCCAGCGCGGTTTCGGAACCGTCCGATCCGGTCTCAGGGGAGAGGGTGTATTTGCCGCTTGCGGTGATGCGGCCGAGCACCGAACCGACGGAATAGGCGGTGCCGGCCAGCAGGGTGACGGTCTCTCGGGTGTAGTTCGGGTTGACCTCATATTTGAGGACATCGCCCATCATGGCGGGCTGGGTCAGGACGGTCATGGTGGGAGTTCCGTGTGCAAAGGGGTGCAAAGGGACAGCCCCCGCCAGGCGCACCGCGGCGGGGGATCAGTCAGGCTATCGGTCGTTGAGGCGCGGTGACGCCGTAGCCGTCAGCCGCGGGCGCCGGTTGCAGCAGCGCGCTTCGCAGCCGCGACGATCGGGCTCTCCTTCGATTGGGGCCGGATCGGTGAGGGTGCGGCAGCAATCACGTCGCGAGCATCTGCAACTGCACTGGCGCGCTCGAGGACGAGGCGGCGCAGCGCTTCGGGCATCGTGCCGTCGCGGAGCGCTTTGGCCGCGTCGATGGCGATCCCGAGCCGTCCGGCCTGCGCCGCAATCTCGGCGATCTCCGCCGCCGCCTCGCGAACCTGCGCGGAGATCTCCGCCAGATTGCCTGGCTGTGCAGCACCCGGGACAGGCGCTGCAGATGCGGCCGCGGGCGATGGTGGTTGTACGGTTGTTGCTGTCACGGTGTCCGGTGCATCATCATCAGCGGTCTGCCCAGCACCTTCAGCGTCAGATGCGCTATCACGCTCCCCATCATCGATTGCATCCTGCATACCGCCATCCTGATCTTGGTGCGTCGTCATCTGTGGTTTCTCCGTTGGGTGAGGTGTGCTGCTGGATTGGGGCAGTGCGGCACGATGGCCGCGCAGGGGTGAAGCACCACCAGCATCCGCAACCAGCTGCCGAAACGCCGCGAAGCCGCGCGCCAGATCGGTGACCTCGTCAGCGAGCCCCGCAGCGACGGCATCAGCCCCGCGGTAGGTCGCGGCCTCCGTTGCCATGGCGGCGTCCTGGCTAAGCCGACCGGTGCGACCGGCGGCCACGGTCTCTGCGAAGAGAAACCGCAGCACATCGATCTCGCGCTGGATATCGTCGCGCACGGCTTCGGGCAGGGGCGCGTAAGGATTGCCATCAACCTTGTGGCGGCCGGAGTGGATCAGCGTCACGCGCGCACCCTCCTGATCAAGCTGGCCGCTCAGATCGGCGTGCATCACCACGACCCCTATGCTGCCCACCGCTCCGGTGCGGGGCAGCACAATGCGGTCCGCCTGGGAGGCCAGCGCGTAACCCGCCGAGAAGGCGTGCTCCGCGACGAACGCCCAGACCGGCTTGGCGCGCCGCAGCGCGCGTATGCGATCGGCAAGATCGAACACGCCCGCGACCTCACCGCCGAAACTGTCGATCTCCAGGGCGACGGCGCGCACCGACGGATCGCTGGCCGCTGCCTCGATCTGAGCGGCGATCCCTTCGTAGCTGGTCTGGCCCGAGGAATTTCCGATCCAGCCGCCGCGATGGATCAGCACGCCGGAGATCTCGATCACCGCGATCCCGTTCACGACCGGGAAGGGTACGTCGCCGTGCCGTTGAAGGCTCTCAGCAAGCCCGCCAGCCAGGATGCTGGCGCGGGCAGGCGGGACGACGGCGCTTGGCGACAAAATATCTCCATCTGCGATCTCGACCTGCCGGCCGAGAATGCGCGGCCCGAGACCTGAGAGGAAGGCCATGGCCTTGGACGGCTCAACCAGCAGCGGCGTGTTGAAGGCGCGCGCGGCAATGCGGGCGTGGAGCATTACGGTTGGTCCTCTTCCTCGCGCGGCCTGTCGTCTGCGCCGTCGGTTTCATCTGGCTTTTCAGGCTCTTCGCCCTCTGCCGGCACAGCCTGCACGCCCTGGGCAGGCGAACCGGGCCGGCGGAAGTCCAGGCCGAGTTGTCGTTCACGGGTCCGTTCCGCGGCAATCTCGCGGTCGACCTGTTCCGCGTCATAGCCGCGCTCAGCGATGGCCTGCGTGCGGGATTTGAGCCCCGCCTCGATCTGGGCAATCTCAGCATTGGCGTCTTTCAACGGATCAACCCAGTCCCACTTCGTCGGCAGCCAGTCGGCGGTCAGGAGCTGCCTGCGATCCGCCTCATAGCGCGGCAAGGACAATGCGCCCGACAGCACGGCGGCATCCATCCAGCGCGCATAGACCGGCCGGCAGAGCTGCCAGACCATGACGGCATGCTGCCAGGCCGAGACCCGGCGGCGGAACTCGATCAGGGCCAGGCGCGAGTTCGAGAAGTTCCCCTTCACCATGTCATTGGCGAGATAGGGATAGGGAATGCCGAGTGCGGCAGAGATTTGCAGCAGGGTTCGGTATTGGAACGGCTCATACGTCCCGCCACTGTCGGCGGGCTGACCCACGGTGACATCCTCGCCGGGATCAAGGCGAACGATCTGACCGGGGCTGATTTCTACACCGGCGGAGCCGTCCTCGTCGTCTGCGGGGGCGAGGGGGTTCTCCGGTGCGGGCGAGGTCACGAACATCGCGTACATTGCCGCCACTTTCTTGCGGTCGAGCTCGGCGTCGTCATACTGATCGAGCAGGAACAGCTTCACGATGGCGGGTGCCAGCTTTGAGACCCCGCGCAGCTGACCGCCCTCAACCGGGTCGATCACATGGATCACCTCGGTCGCCGGCACCCGGACGATGTCACCGGCGAGCCCCGGATCGGTGCTGTCACCGGGATGACGGCGCAGGAAGTGATAGGCCACGCGCCGTCCAATCCGGTCGAACTCGATCCCCTGGCGGATCGCATTGCCATTGGCTGCAACACCGGTCTGTTCCAGCGGCAGCATTTCCGCGGGCAACATCTGCAATTGCAGCGGCACGGTCAGCCCGTCGCCTGCGCGCCGCATCCTGATCCGAAAGAACACCTCGCCAGCGATGAACACCTCACGCGCGGCGCGGCGCTGCAGTCCGTAGAAATCCGTGAGCCCCTCGGCATCGGCCTCGTCGGTCCAAGCGAGCCACAGGCGCTGCAACTCCTCCTTGCGGGTCGCATCCCCGATCTTCGAGATCGGCTTGATCCCGTCGCCGACGGTATTGGCGGCCCAGCTCTCGACGGCGTTCACCGCATAGCCATTGTTGCGCACGAGCCAGCGGGCGCGGGCGGTGATGTCGGGACCTGACGCCGCAATCAGCGCGTTGACATGGGCACGCGTGGCGCGGAAGCCGCGCAGGCGACGGTGATGCTGGCCTGCATCAAACCCACCGATGAAGGCGCCGAGGCGCTGCCGCCAGCTCATCACAGATCCTTCACGGCGAAGGGGCGAAGGATGCGCCCTGTGCCGCGCTCCAGCCTGGCGATCCGACGTTCGATGTCCGCGATCGCGGCGGCCAGTTCCACGTCCGAGCCATAGGTCACCGTTTTGCCGTCATAGCTCACAGAGCGCGTGCCGCTGTAGCGCGCGGCCAGCAGGGCGCTGTGGCGGGATTTGAGCTCATCAAGGGTCATCGGGGATCCGGTCAGTCCATGTATCGCGGCGTGCTGATCTTCCAGCCGCGCCGCCGCGGGGTTGCGATGCGCCCGGCTTGAGGTTCGGACGGTTTCTCTGGCTCCGGGTTCGGCGCAACTGCGACGGTCTCCACCCCGGCCTGCTTCTCGAGCTGCCGCCACATCCGCTCGTCAAAACGATCGGCACCGAGAATCCAGGCGGCCGCCCTGGCATAGACGCGGGTGTCGAGCGCCTCGTTGCGCTCGCGCAGCTTTTGCCATTCCTGGCGGGCATAGCCGCGCCGGTCGCGGATTGTGACCAGCTGCTCGCCCACCAGCTGCTTGAGCCATTCGCTGTCGGCCCAGTCAGGCAGGTGGATTGTGCCAGCAGGGAAGGCCACGCCCAGCGCACGATCCTCATCGCTCGGGCGTTCCAACCGCAAATACCGATAGGTCTCGGCCTTGAAGGTGGCGGTGGCCACGGTCCAGAGCCGGGCGCCGCGCTTCAGTTTGCGCCCGTTCACGGTCGCATCGACGAAAGTCGGGCCCGATACCGGCGTCGCCCGGTTGAAGCCCTCGAGCCCTTTGACCGGGGCGACTTGTGCAATGCCCTGCTGGCGCGCCCAGCCATAGACGGCGGCGGATTCGTAGCCGGTGTCGATGGCGAGCTTGGCGAGCGTCATGATCGCGCCGTTCTCGTGCGTCCAGGTCTGCCCCAGGAGCGCGGTCAGGGTGTTCCAGCATTCCGGATCATCCGGCCCACCCGGGATCACGATGTGATCGACGAGCCAGCTTTGCAGACCCCGGCCCCAGGCCCAGACGTCGACCTCAATACGGTCCTTTTGCACATCGACGCCCGCCGTCAGGAACAGCCCGCCGGCAGGGATCTGCGCCGCAAACACCTCGCGACGGTCCGCCAGCCGCTGCCATTCCGGCGCCTCGCCGCTCTCGATCCAGGTCTCGCCCAGCAGCGTGTTGCGCGCGGCGCGCAGCATCTCGTCCGAGCCCTGGGCCGCCAGCCAGTCGCGCGCGATCTGCTCCCAGCTCTTCCAGCCGATCGGCGAGTAGAGCGCCGAGAGGTGGAAGCCCAGCGCCTTGGGGTCGGTTGGAACCGCGGTTGCGCGCCATTCGCCTCGCGCCAGCATTTCGGTCTTGTGGTGCTCGGCGATCGGGCGCTCGCAGCCTTCGCAATGATACGCGGCGGTTTCCGGACGCCCCTTGGCCCAACGCAGGCGCTCGAATTGCAGCCATTGCTGATGACCACAATGTGGGCAGGGCACGAAGTAGCGCTGCTGGTCGCTGGCCTCGAACTCCCGCTCAATGCGCGACAACCCGCGGATCGTCGGTGTCGAGACCATGAACACCTTGCGCCGATGCGCGAAGGTCGTGGTGCGCGCCTCGGCCAGCGTAACCGGATCGCCCTCTTCGTCGGCCGAGGCCGGATAGGCGTCGACCTCGTCGAGAAATACATAGCGCGCCGGCATTGACCGCAGGCCGGTCGCCGAATTGGCACCCGTGAGCACCAGGATACCGCCCGGAAACTCTTTCGACAGCATCGAATTGCCCGCATCGCGCGAGCGGGCAGGGTTCACCCGCTCCCGTAGCGCCGGGCTGTCCTCGATCAGCGGATCGATCCGGCCCCGCGACGAGCGCTTGGCCATCTCGACGGTCGGCAGCACCGCCAGCATTGGCCCCGGCGCGTGGTGGATGACAAAGCCGATCCAATTGTTGCCGGCCTCAGTCGCGCCAACCTGCGCGGCCTTCATGAAGGAGATCCGCTGCGCCGGGTGGCTGGGAGACAGGGTGTCCATGATGGCGCGCAGATACGGTGTGCGCGCCGTGCGATACCGTCCCGGTTCGGCCGAGGCCCGCGAGGACAGCCACCGGTTCTGATCCGCCCATTCCGACACCGTCAGGTCCGGATCCGGCCGCATGCCGCGGCGCCAGGCGCGCAGGATGTCTTCGGCCCCGTCAAAGCCGAGGTCGAGGCCTTCTGTCAGATCAGGGTCAGAATCTCCGTCATGCAAGCGAGACCCGGAGGTCTGCCAGGGCGTCGAGTTGCTCTCGGACATGGGTTTCCAGCACCCTCTGCAGGATCGCAGTCTCGAGTGTCACGGGTGCGCCTGAGGCCTTCTCCATCTCTGCGGACAGCTGCGCCGCCATCAGCGCCGCCACGCGGGTGGGCCAGGTGACCCAGACGTCGCGTTCCTGGCGCGCAAGGCGAAACACCAGCGTTTCCGCCCGCGCCCGATCAACCAGCACGCCCTTCTTCTTCTGGATCGACAGCTGGCGTTCTTGCGCCTGGTAGACGGTTAGCGCGGTGCGGGCTTTGAGGTAGGACGAGGTCTCGCCGGGGCCCGAGACGTTGTTGCCGCCAAGGCCAAGGCTATCGCTGCTGCTGCCCAATCCACCCCGCGACCGGATCTGCTGATCCGGATCGGTCATCGCACCACGACGGGCATCCGAGGCGGCCGCGTTGATCGACCCGTCCGCAAACAGCACCAAGCGGCCGTTCCTACGGGCCTTCTGCACCGCCCCGCGCGAGAGCCCGGAATGGGCAGCGTAGGCCCGTTCGCTCATTCCCTCCATGGCGCGGACCGTTCCTATTAAAGCAATGATATTGCTTGGTATTGAGTTGATTGATGTCGGCCAAAGAGCGATTCTGATTGTACCAGAACGAAACAACTCAGCCCGGGAGACGACACCATGACCACCAAGAACGCAGCCGCCACCGCCACCGCCGCCACACAAGCCCTGCTGCAAGAAATCGCCGCCAGGCATCTCTTCCTGGAGACACTGGACACCCGCAACGCTGACAGCCTCGACTTCCATGATGTTGCGGTCTGGTCGATCCGCGCCGCGCTCGAAGCCGCATTTGCCGCGGGCCAAGCTGCCTCGCGCGCACCCTGAGCCCGGAGGCCAAGATGACCAAACTCACCCAAACCCAGACCACCATCCTCAGCCGCGCCGCAGCCCGCCCGGGCGCTCTGGCCCTGCCGCTGCCCGAGCGGTTGGCCGGTGCCGCCGCCAACATGGCTGTTGCCCGGATGATTGAGCTCGGCTGGCTCGAGGAAGTCGACGCTGACATCAGATGCCGCGAGCCGCTCTGGCGCGAGACTGGCGATGGCCATGGCACCACGCTGATCGCCACCGAGGCCGGGCTCGCAGCCATCGGGATCGAGCCGGTCGTCCTGAAGGCCGTGGCCGGATTACGCGGGGCGAAGTCGGCACAAGAGCGGGAGCCGACCTCGACCAGCATCGCCGACGCTCCAAAGCCCGCAGCCATCCGTACCGGCACCAAGCAGGCGCAGATCATCGCGCTCCTGCAGCGTCCCGAAGGTGCGGCCATCGCCGAGATCGCTGCCGAGACGGGCTGGCAGGCTCACTCCGTGCGCGGCGCCATCTCCGGAGCGCTGAAGAAGAAGCTGGGTCTGCCAATCACGTCGGAGAAGGTTGAGGGGCGAGGCACAGTCTACAAACTCGACGACGCCTGAGCATTTAGACGTCAACGCCACCGCTCGAACAATCGGCGCAGTGTGGACGTGCGCAGAAGCGATATCCCGGTGAACAGCGCGCCGATGGCAAGGTTCTCGCCGAGGCTGGGATACAGGCCGAACCACGGGAACACCACGATTTGCGTGACGACGGCTAGTACATAACCCACCGTGACATTGGTGGCAGCCTCGACCAGTGACATGGGGCGGGACTGGCTCATGCCGCGAGCCGCTTGGCCTTGAGCGCCGCGAACCTCTCGCCGGTTTCCACCAGCACGGGCTCTTTGCCGGTGAAGGATTGCCAGCGCTCGACGGCCACATCGACATAGGCTGGGTTCAGTTCGACCCCGAAACAGACCCGGCCCGTGGTTTCGGCTGCGATCAGTGTTGTGCCGGATCCCATGAACGGCTCGTAGACGGCCTGACCGGGGCTGGAGTTGTTCAGGATCGGGCGGCGCATGCATTCGACTGGCTTTTGCGTCCCATGCACGGTGTCAGCATCCTGATCGCGGTTGGCGATCTGCCAGAGCGTCGTCTGCTTGCGATCCCCCGCCCAGTGACCCTTGCCCTTTGTGCGCACCGCATACCAGCAAGGCTCGTGTTGCCAGTGATAATCGCCGCGGCTCAGCACCAGCCTGTCCTTGGCCCAGATGATCTGTGACCGGATGGCGAAGCCCGCGGCGGTCAGACTTTCTGCTACCGTCGTGGCGTGCAGCGCGCCGTGCCAGACATAAGCGACATCGCCCGGGAACAGCACCCAGGCCTCGCGCCAGTCGGCCCGGTCATCGTTCAGAACTTTCCCGGTGCGCTTGGTTTTGGCAGCACCGGCCTGGTTGCGCCAGGCCGGATCATACTCGACTCCATAAGGTGGGTCCGTCACCATCAGCATCGGCTTCACGTCCCCGAGCAGCTTGCCGACCACGTCGGCCGCGGTGCTATCGCCGCAGATCAGCCGGTGCGCGCCTAGCTGCCAGAGATCGCCGGGCATCGACACTGGCGTGGCGGGCAACTCCGGCACCTCGTCCTCGCCTTCGATCGGACCGTCACCGCCCAGCGCCTCGGGGTCACGCAGCAGGGCGTCGAGATCCTCGTCGCTCATGCCGAGCAATGACAGATCAAAATCCTCAGCCATCAACCCCGCGATCTCGTCACGCAACATTGCATCGTCCCAGTCGCCGAGTTCCGTCAGCTTGTTGTCGGCAATCCGGTAGGCCCGTCGTTCGGCCTCATCGAGGTGACCGAGCCGGATCACCGGAACTTCGGTAAGCCCGAGCATCGTCGCGGCCAGCACGCGGCCGTGTCCGGCGATCAGTTCGCCGTCGCCGGCCACCAAGCAGGGCACCGTCCAGCCGAACTTCGCCATGCTGGCGGCGATCTTTGCTACCTGGTCGTCGCCGTGCATCTTGGCATTGCGGGCATAGGGGCGCAGCCGATCGATGGACCACGTCTCGATCTGGCTCGGCGCGAAGACGAGGTCCATGGGGCGGTTCTCTGTGAGGTGAAAGGTGGCCGGCACTACGCTGCGCCGGCACGGCGAGCGCTTAAACCACGGTCCACAATGTCGGGAAAACAAAAGCGCCCGCGAGGGGGTTCCTCCGGGCGCAACTCTTCGATGATCAAGGGATAGGTCAAGGGGGGCAGCTTTGTCAAACCATTTTTGTACTTTGAATCAACGCCTTCCGGGGATGCCGCAAAGCCCGCTCAGCGAGGTGGCCTGCGGCCGTGGCTTCTGGCCAGGGTGGCTTCCCGAAAGTGGCTTGGGTGGATTCCGCGTGGGAATCCACCTTGGCCACCGCATGGTTGCGCAAGCGTTTGATTTTGAGTCAGAATTTCGCGCGGTGCCCGCGAGGTGGATTCCAAGTGGATTCCCCGGTGAAAAAGCCAGTCGCTAGAAAACGCCCGCGCTGCGCCCCCCCGCATACCTTCGGGGCCGGGGAGGAACCATCCCAGGGGGGACGACGTGCTCGGCCCTTAGCCCGCCTGTGGACGTGGCTAAGCGACAAGACTGGCTGACGCCGGTTCGGTGATGTCCCGCCACCAACCCCAACGCTCGCTGCCAATCAGACAACATCGGCGGCAATCGGGCGGAACAGATCGATTGGGCCCAGTACATGGCCGTCCGGGAGATAGCTCGCGCCGCTGAACCCAGTAATCCGGCGCTCGATGCGCGGGAGATCGTTGATCGTCATCGGCCCGTTTCGCGCGGCGCCGACAAGGTGTCGAAAGGTCTTCTCCTCGATGCCGATGAAAGTGCCTGAACTCTGATCGAGTCTGAAGGGATCGTTCGGCACGGCGACCAGCTTTCCGTCGTCGAACTTGAAGGGCAGAACGCCCTCGGGATCGGTTGGGAAATAGCCTCCGACGAACCGTAGTCCCTTCAGCGTTGGCAGCAGACATTCCCACAGAACGATCTGGAAGCTCAGGTCGTCAGCGATCGTCGTACCTGTCGCAAGCGCGGCCGAGAGGACGGGCTGACGGATCTTCGCAAGGCTCGGCGCATAATGGAGGGAGCGGACCGCGGCCGCGAACCCGCCGCTTTCATCGAAAAAGGGACGCTCGCCCGGGGTCTGCGGATCCTCCGCGGAGAGGGTAGTGAAGATGGCGGGGCTATGGGTGTGGACTGCCCATCGCATCGCGACGATGTAACCCTTCACGCTCATCGCGTTTCCGGACCGATCAAGAACGCGCACCCGGTTGAACTGATTGCGCCACGTCGCGAATTTCTTAGCCTTGAAACCGACCGCCTCGATCGTGCCCTTCGCCTCTGCGAGCGACACCTGGCCTGTCGGCTCCACGCAGAAATAATCGGGGGCGTCTCCATCGGTGCCCGGATTGCATTCGACCGTCACGCCATGCGCCCAGGAAAGCGCGCCGTGATTGCGAACGTCATCGATCCGGGCGACGTGCGTGATGTCGAGGTGCTCGGACAGGAACCAGCGACAGAAGGCTTCGCCGAGCTCGTTCGAGTTGTTTTGCTTCTTCGTTTTGTTGGCGCCGAGGCCGTTCGGCTGGAACCGAAATGCGGTGCATGGCTCCAGATATCGAACGTGCTCGAACTGGGCGGGGTTAGGGTTCGGCGGGGCCTTGTCGTAGCTCTGCAGATAATAATGGTGATACAAGTCGGCTAGATCGACCATGATTTCCGGCACTGGACTTCCCGGCTTTGCTGGATTTTGGAGTGAAGCCGGCACGGCCGGAAACTTGTTAAGCGCTACTCTCACCGATTTCTGCATGCATCCCCCAAGGCGTTTCCCGGCCGACGTCGGACAGCGGCAACCCGTTGCCGATTCCAATATGAACCCGACCCTTTCTCCGTGGCAATACTCGGCCGCGGGAAACCACCCTCAATGACCGATTCTTGACTGCTATTCCGGTATTGCCGCGGTTGCAATGCGGCGCTGCGGTCAGGCCGCTTTCCGCCGTTTGTGTCGATCATGGCTATCTTAATTTGATCGGCCGACAGCTGCCTTCGGCTGCACCGCAATGTACTGCGTTGCAGAACACGATCACAGACATTCGTCTAAATCCTGGGAACACCGTGACTTAATCAGAAAGAATATATACGATTCGACATTATATTTTTATGAGGTACAGGATGAAGCTTGAAGAATATTATCGGCCTCGGCTGTCTGAAGCAGGCTACGATCTGTTGGCTGTCTTCAGTCGATTTGAATATGCGATGAAGAAGGGTGGGTTTCGCCGAGTGAACTCACCTGACGCCGCTTGGCAAACCTTTGCGGAGCATCTGCCGCAGAATTTCTTTCAAAAGATGCGACAGTCCGACCAAGCCCAAATCTATTTTGAGGCACCCCCAGATTACCTCGTTACAACAGCTGATGATGGCGTGGACTGGTCGGGGACGCCACTCGTTCCTAACGATGCGGCAAGCCTATTTCAAAGCATTAAGACGGCACGAAATAACTTGTTTCATGGGGACAAGAAACATGACAGCGACCGAGACACCCGACTAATGGAAGCTGCGCTGTTCGTGCTGAATGAAGCCTACAAGGAAGCGGAGGGTAGTGAAGTGTTCCATAGGTTTCTGAACGCTATGGAGTTTGGGCTTTAACACTCGGCCCATAGCAGACTGTCGTGCCGCAGCGCAGGAATCACCGAACTAGCCATCCGAGCCCCGCGCAGCGTAGGACGGCAGGAGCCTCTACCCGGACTTTCGTTCAGGGTGCAACTCGAGACAGGATACTGGCGCGAAGGCGGAGACCCGACCATCGCAGAATAGACGGCGAATGGCCGAATTGGATCCTTGTCGACCGCCGACAACTGGTTCCTAAAATTCAAATCTTGTTGTTCGCCTCTTCAATCGGATTGGGACCGGCTCAAATGTTGATCGTGTTGCGAATGAATTTTTATTTGCGGATTGACGTATCAGCTTGCCCCTCAAGATCGAAACGAAAGCCAAAAAGCCCCCCTGTCTCATCGTCTGTCAACTTCACTACGTTGACGAATGGCAACAACGATATGTCGCTAAGTGAATCCGCGCTCCTAAATTCGTCGCTATTGAGCGCAACGATGTACTGGCCGGAGACGGCGTTTGCGACCTTATCGCCATAGACCAACGCTTGGCTGACCTGACGGGAATCGACACCATCGAACAAGTGGCTGTCGTGGATGATGAGGCGAGGGCCATAACGAAAACGCTCAGCCGTGATGCACAATAGTGCTGTATCGAAGCAAAAGATTTTCATCATATCGATGCCACCCTTATTGCCGCCGCCTTGTATATCTATGCGGATTTGCGGCCCTAATCTCGAAGGCGCAATGATCAGGTTTCCGGTGCGGTCATCGTAGAGTTCAGAAATCGCTTGATCGACCAAAACCGTCGCGCGTTTAATCGAGCTATCTGAGTCAGCGAGACTTTGCTGCAGTTTAAGTTCGAGCTCGGCACTTTCGGCTTTGAGCTGAACGCGATTATTTTCAAGGACAGCAGCGTGTTGAAGTTTGCTGCGAAGCATCTCGGCACGCGCGGAGTATTTACCCAATTCCTCCTGGAGACGAACTAGATCATCGAAGGCGCCTTTTCCGGCCAGCGACCGAAGGATGTCTGATCGCTCTTTCCCCTCATCATCAAGGTCTTTGGACAGGATATCGCGGCGCTCACGAATCTCGTTGATTTGCTCGTAAAGATATTGCTGCCGATTGGCGGTCACCGAGGCTTGAAATGCTTTGACGTCTTCAAACCGGCGCATCGCGACATTGGGGAGCTCGACGCCGACCATCTGGTACAGGCGCTCAATATCGGTATAGGCTGGTGGGGACTCTTGAGCCACCGATTTGGCAAGATAGTCGAGCGCCGAGTTCGCTTCGGAAAGCTCAAGGGTAATCTCGTTAAGGCGATCCTTGAGCTTGCTGGCCTGAAGGGCGAGCTTTCGATAGCTCTCGTGCACCACAAAATTATCTACCTGCAACCGAAGGGCGGTCATTTGCTTTTCGACACGTGCTAGCTCAGGCCGAATCTGCGCTGTTGCGCCGAAAATATCGCCGAGTTCGCCGTTATTGATGGCCTTTTTCAAGGCGGCGACAACCTTTTTGCGGTCGCGCATGTCCTGAAACTGCCGCGCAACGTGCCAGTTGAGCCCCAAGAGATACGACAGAGATACTTGCCAACTGCCCGGCTGTTGCTCCTTCGTGTTCTTCTCGATCGTTTCGAAGCCACCCGCCTTCCGTCGTCGCACAAAATAACCGATGAGTTGGCGAAAGCTAGGCGCGCCTTTGCCTGAAAACTCGGTGTCATCGCGATTGATGGGCAGATCGAACCAATACGATCCAATTATCGATTTCCAAGTTTCGATTGATACAGGCGTCTGGGTCTGCGCATCATCGAAAAGGGAGACTGGGACGGTGATGCCTAAGGCTTCAGCATCGTCAATACTAAGTTGGACAATATTGTCGTCAGCACCTTTGCGCGTCGCGGTAACCCAACGGTCCCCGAGCAAAATTTCGATCGAAAAACTTTGCTCGATAAGGGCATCGTGCTTGAACAATGTTTTCTTTGCGGCCTCACCGCCGAGTACGAAGTTTATGATCTCGACAAGACTGGTCTTGCCTGCCGAATTCCGAGTGTGACGATCCGTCGATGCTTCGGCGACATCCGCAAGCACGATGTTCAGCCCTGAACCGAAGGTGATCGGTTTGAAACTAGCTAGAGAACTGCTGACGGTCCGAATCATCAGTTAACTTTCTTGATCAATAATTCGCCGCGCATGTCGATGGCGCTGATGGTATATAGCAGAGTGAGTGCCAGCAAAAACCAGTCGAAGGGCAGAGGCGACTTATCCTCACGCTTCGACCGCAGCACACGCACCTCGTCCCAGAGCACCGACACCGTGGATGTCTCACCCATCACCGTGAGAATTTCCCCGCCGACGGATAGCAACGCGCGGTCGGGCTTGAGGTGTTTTCCCGGCAGGATCATGCGACCGCCTCCGCCACCGGGCTGTCCTCGAAAATTGTGCACTTTTCGAAGAAATGCGCGAGCAGACTCCATATTACCGCATCCAGAGCAGCCGTCAGGGCCGTGGTGTTGGCGACAAACTCCCATAACTGAAACATGATGTCATCAGGGTCGAGCGATTGCGCCTTAAGATCGAAATACTTGTCATTGAGGACGGCGGCGACGGCACCCTCGAACAGCGGATCCTGATGGTCTTGGAGGAGTTTCGACACCCAATCAGCATTCTGCAGCCCTTGCACGATCCGGCCCTGCGCGTGGTCGGAAAGCCCGTTGAAACGCAATTTCTGCGCCGGGACCTTTACCGGCTCATCGTCAGTTGGCACCGAAGCGCTATCATTCGCCAGTAAGGTGTCGACGACCTTCAACAGCACATCGGGTTGGAGCGCGCGAAAATCTTCGTCGCTGGCAGCGTCGCCAACCAGTTCCTCAATCGCAGCATCATCCAAACTGAATAACGTGGCTTCGAACTGCTCCCTGCCAAATAGGCTCATATCGATGCCTGGATGTTGATTGCGCAGGCCCAGAATCTTCTGGACAATTTGTGCCGGTGGCTCGACGTAGTTGTGAACGAATTTCCACCCTTTTAGGTTTGGCCATTCCTTCTTAGCTCCGAGAAAGTCGCTTTCGACCTTTGCAACAGCCGTCCTCATAGAGGCTTCGGTCGCGCTCGCCCCCGCGTTCACTGGTCCGTAACACGCGAAAATCGTCAACGGACTATCGAGAAGGCCGTCACATTGCAGATCGCCACGCGAATAGTCGGTGCCGACCGACTGGAAATTATCGCCGTGCACCTTCGTCATGAGCAGTGCTAGGAACTCTTGAAGTCGCGTTCCCTTCGCCCGTCGCAGCTTGAGTTCCAATGCTGCCTTAATCGCTTTCTTTCGGGAGGGAGATCGCGCCACGCCAGCTTCCTATTTTTCCTTGGGTATGCAAATCTCTTCTTATTTCTTATCATCCACTTAACGCCCCTCGAACGCAATCAAATAGCGCAAGATTCGCTGAAATCTGGTTTCGCCAGCGTACTTCTGCGGCTAGAAGTCGGTGCGGCGAATGGCTGCTTCTGCGGTGAGTTGCATTTGCGAGGATGCAACTTCGCAGTCGGCTCTGCGCACCTCTGTGACGCTTTCAATCGGCTTTCCATGGACGCACCTTCGGCATCGCCGTGGTCACCTCGACCTCTCTCAGCATGCCGCCGACCACCAGCCCATCCTGTATCCAGCCCAACGCCTGCCACCAATCCCCATATCCCCGCCGAGCGGACGCAATCTGCTCCGGGTGCGGCCGCCAGGTGACCGGACAGGCCAAAACCTCTACCGATCGCCATTTGCCGCGGGTCAGCACGCGTTCGGTGCCGACCACCACCGTGGTCGACCGCTCGCCGTGTTGGTTGCGCTTGGTCTCAACCGGCACACAGCGCGGCACGACGCCGGGCATCCAGTCGGGCGTTATCCCCGCGCGCGCAAGTTCGGCCACGCTGATCGCCATGCGGACGCCGCCGAGGCTGTTAGGCATCCCCGCGACTGTGGCGGCGATCACGTCCGCATCTGGATGGGTGTAACTGCCCATCTTGTATTGGCCGCCATCGACCTTGCAGCCCAGCGCCGCACGCTGCAGCAGGACATATTCCAGACCGAAGCCGAAGCCTTCTTCCGGCACGTCCTTGCGAGGCGGCAGTTCCAGCTGTGCTTTCTCGATCCGGAACGCCCATTCCAGTGCCGCCTGCACGCTCAGCGCACGTTTGACACGTGCGCCGCGATTGTTGATGGGTCGGTGCATCGTCATTGCACACCCCGCATCCGGAGCCGTTCTGGGGTGACCAGCCCTCGCACCAGCATTGCGTTGCGGGTGGTGTTGCTGATCATGCTGACCGGTAGGTAACGGTCGGAGTTCACCAGATCGGCGTAGAAGGCGGCCAGATCGTCGGCGCTTGCTCGCGGCGTCAAATTGCCCTTGCGGGTGGCCTTGGGCTTGAGCGGCTTCGCTAGGCCTGCCGCAGCCTGTGCGTCGCGCTGGGCGGCGCGTTCCATGAAACGATCCAGCGCCTTGGGGCCATCGGGCGGGTTGGGGTGATCGCGGCGAGTTTCCGTGGCGGTCTCGAGGATCCGCGCTTCAGACAACCCGAGATCATCAATCCAGCGGTGAACGTGCACCCTTGCTGGCCATCCCTGCCACCAAGCGGGCAGGGTGGCGTTGGCTTTGAGGCCCAGCGCCGTCAGCAGCTCTGCAAAGAACCGATCAAACTCGATCTCGCGCGCCTGCGCGTCCTCCTCCTCCTTTACTGGTTTCCTTAAAGGTTCTCTTACAAGGTTAGTGTCCGGATTTCGGACACGGCTTTGGTCATTTTCCGGACACGGCTCCGGGCAAAATCCGGACACGGCTTGCCCGTCGATCCCGTGTGTGAATTCCGGACACGGCTCGACCGGAAGAGTGGGTATGGGGTCGATTTCAGGGGCCGTTTCTACATCAAGGCCGCGTGCCGACCCCCCGTGTCCGATTTCCGGACATGGAACCACATCAGCCGGTGTGAAGCCCGGCTCAAAGCCCAGAATGTAGCGGGTGGGCAACTGCCGTTTGGTCACCGGATCAATGCGCGGGATGCGGCGTAAGAGACCCGCGGCTTCAAGTTGGGCGATATGGTCGTTCAGCGTCGAGCGGCTGATCTCGCAATCATGGGCCAGCCGCACCTGTGAGGGGAAGCAGCCGTAATCCGGGTTGAACCGGTCGCAGAGGTGCCAGAGCACAATCTTGGTGGTGGGTTTCAACCCGCGCTGCTTGATGGCCCAATTGGTGGCGTCATGGCTCATGACGGGGACCTCCGCACGGGTGGCACAATGCGCGTTGTAAAACCGTGATCGGCCAGAGCGCCGAGCGCGTCGTCGAGGCTGCGCACCAGGGCCCAGCCAAAACCTTGCGCCAGCACGGCATCGCGAAACGCCTCCTGCGTTGGGCGCAGGCGACCTTTCGGGGCCTTCAGCTCGAGAAACAGGATGCGCCCGTCGCAGAGGACCATCAAATCGGCAGAGCCTGCATGAACGCCCATGCCGTTGAGGATGGCCTGTCGCTTAGCGCCACGGGGGCTAGGCTCGGTCACCTCGTTGGCGCAGTGATGAATGATTGCTGTGCGGGGCAGGGCGAGGCGCAGGGCCTGCACCACGGCGCGTTGCAGATCAGCCTCGGGAGTGGCGCGCCGGTTCATGGCTCAGCCCTCCCGTCGTCATCCTGGCGCTGGGCTCGGCGCAGCGGCCGCCGTGCGTCGATCACCACCAGGAGAATGCGAGCGTGTTTGCGCTCGGCGGACGTTTCGCCGTGTGTGATGAGGACATGGCAAGCGAGCCGGATCAGGTGATCGGAATGATGGGCGACATCGGCGATGACGGCGCGCGCTTCGGCCAGACGGTCGGCGGGCCAGACGGCTTGATGGGGCAGGGCGTGCATCAACGGCGCCCTCCCGCACGACGGCGCCGCGGCGCATTCAGTTCCTGCTCTTCCAGCCATTGCTCGACCGCAGTGCGGCGGTAATAGACTTTGCGCCCGGCGCGGATGCAGGGCGGACCCGTCCGCTGCGCCTCCCAGCGGCGCAATGTGTCGACCGACAGGCCGAATTCCAGCGCGAGGTCTATGCGACTGATCCAGCCGACCAGAAGCGTGCGGGGTTTTTCTTGCGGGTCTGGCATCGATCCGAGATGCGGCATGTGGGTCTCCCTGTCCTGGCCCCGTGACGGTTGATGTCGGGGGGCGTTTGCAGAGACCAGTGAGCGCAGAGGGGCAGGGGTGGCGGGAAGGCGGAGGGTGGCGCAAAGGACGCGGCCTTTGTGCCACCCCATATTTTATTGGGAATCTCGCATCAAAGAGGGAGGGCGCGGCTATGGCGTCGGGGGCGGTCCTGCGGTCGGCAATTGCGCCAAAACTGCATACACCTGCGAACAGCCGGATTTACAGGGGATTGACCGGCATTGGCGGGCAAAGAGGGGGTGGCACCCGGCACGCCACCGCGCCACCCCCTGAATTTATTGGGAATTTACAACCCTGATGCGGTCAGGCGCGCTGATTTCAGCTCTTTTGGCACTGAGTCGCGGGAAATCGGGACCAAGTATCGAGTTGGCTGTCGCCCGCGTCCACTCCCTCCAGTGCTGAAACGCCTGTAAAACAAGGGGTGGCACAAAGGCCGCGACCTTTGCGCCACTCTCTGCCTCCCCGCCACCCACGTCGCCATGCTTGCCTTGCAGTCTAGGCGAAACCACGCCTCATGTCGGATGCAAGACAGGACGGAACCCATGCCCGAGCGCCAAAAGTTGACCGAGAAACTGCTCCGCGAGGTCGAACCCGTCGCCGGGCGAGACTACCAGATTTTTGACACGGACCTGCGCGGGTTCGCTGTCTGCATCTACCGCGGCGGTGGCCGGGCCTTCACGCTCGACTACCGTCATGCCGGACGACAGCGCCGGATGACCTTTGGGCGCTGGCCGGAATGGTCAGTGTCAGCGGCGCGCGAGCGGGCCAAGGAACTCCGCCGTGAGATCGATGCCGGCGCTGACCCGTTGGCCCAACGCGGAGCGTTGCGCGAAGCCCCTCGCGTGAACGATCTCATTGAGCGCTACTGCGCCCAGCATCTGCCGAAACTGGCCGAACGCAATGCGGCCGATCAACGATCCGCGTTGTCAAAGATGGTGGCCCCGGTCTGGGGGAGAAAGCTGGTGACGGAGATCACGTCGACCGATGTCGACAAGCTTTTGAACAAAGTGGCCGAAGGCCGGGCGCGGCCCCATAAGGACAAGCCCAACAACCGGGCGCGCAAGTTGCAGGGGGCGAAGGCCACGCCGGTTCGCGCCAACCGCATCGGGGAAATTCTGCGCAAGATGTTTACGCTGGCGATGGAATGGGGCTGGTGCGAGGACAATCCTGCCCAGCGCTTCCATCGCCGTATAGAAACCCCGCGTGAGAGATTCCTGTCCAAGGAGGAAATCGCCAGCCTTGCCGCCGCCCTGGATGCCGCCGAGGACCGGCGCGCGGCGGATATCATCCGGATGTGTATGTTGACGGGGGCGCGGCTGGGCGAGGCGCGGCAGGCGCGGTTCGAGCAGTTTAACCTCGAGCACCTGAGTTGGTCGAAGCCGCCGACCATGACCAAACAGCGCCGCGTGCATCGTGTGCCGATCTCTGATGAGACTGCCGCCATTGTGCGTCAGCGCCAGCTTTTAGTGCTGAGCGGCACGCCGTGGCTCTTCCCGGGTGACACGCCGGGCCAGCCGGTTCAGGAAGTGCGCCGGTTCTGGGCGCAGATCCAAAAGCAGACCGGGTTGCAGGACGTGCACATCCACGATCTGCGCCATACGTTCGCATCGCTGCTGGTGAGTGGTGGGGCGTCGCTGGAAATGATCGGCAAGCTCTTGGGTCATAGCCAGACGCAGACCACTTTGCGTTACGCACACTTGATGGACTCGCCATTGCGGGCGGGTGTTGACGCCGTGGCCAGTGCGTTCCGACCGAAGCCCCGACTGGTTCATGATGCGGAGGCGCGGGGCGACAGGCATTCCGCGTGA